AGCTCGGCGTCCAGCTTGTCCGGGTTGATGCGGCTGCCCGGGCGCTGCGCCAGGGCGTGCGCTTGCACAAGGAACTCGCGGGCCATTTCGCGCTGCAGCAGCGCCGTGGAGCCCAGCGCGCGGGTCTGGATGTCGCCCTTGCACTCGGCCGGCGCGTGCTGCATGCCCCAGTCGTAGTACCGCTTCAGGTGCGGGCTGATGAGGTAGTCGTCAAACTGCTTGGCGATCACGCGCAACGGGGCATTGGCGTTCTGCATCAGCATCTGCATGCCACCCAGCAGCTCCGGCGCGCTGCCTTGCATGCCTTGCAGCAGCATCGGCAGGTTGGTCAGCTCGTCGGCCATCTTCAACGCGAAGTCGATGATGGCTTGCAGCTCGGCCTGGGCGCTTGGGATCGTCCAAACCTGCATGGCCTTGGTGATGTCCGAACACAGGTCTGTCGGCGTGAAGCTCCACAGCTTGCGTCCGGTGATGCCGTAGTTCCCGTCCACCGGCCGCAGGGCGCCCTGCATGATGGCCACCTGCGGCCCGGCGGTGATGCCCGCGTTCTCCATCAGGGCGCGGCTGGCCGCCACCAGGATGCGCTGCGCCACGGCCATCTTGCGCGGGATGCCGCGGCCGGTCCATTGGCCGTCGACCGGCTCCCACGGGAACACGTCGAACGGGAATTCACCGCTTTCCAGCGGGTTGATGACGGCCTTGATCGGGCGATCGTTGAGCATCGTCACGATCGCGGGCACGCTGGCCAGGTACAGGTCTTCCTCGTTGAACTGGTCGGCCCCCACGCCCATGTGGATCAGCGTGTCGGGGTCCAGGTCGCCGTAGTAGTAGTAGATCTCGAAGACGTCGCTGTCCTCGAAGGTGTCACCGTCCTTGTCGCGCTGGCGCGAATAGTCGCGGGCCCGGGCCTGCGGGCCCTCGCGCAGCGCCGCGGCGATGGCCGCACGGTCGTACTCGGGCAGTTTGGCCAGCGCGCGCAGCTGGCGCGGGGTCATGTAGTCGCGCTCGACCACGTAACTGCCGTTGTGGATGTTCTCGCCGCAGGCTGGGTCCGGGAAGAAGTCTTGCGGCGCCACCTTCTTGCTGGTCGGGCTGATCTTCTCGGCCAGCTCCAGCATGGCCATGCCGTCGGACACCTTCCACTTGCGCTGGGTGCGGTTGACCGGGAACGGGCCCTTGAGCACGCCCGTGCCCAGGCGGCCGGCGTCTCGGATCACCTTGCGCAGCTCGGCGTAGACGCAGCCCTCGACCATCTGGTCTTCGATCCAGTCGCCCATCTTGTCCGAGGCCAGCTTGGCCTTGGTCATCGCGGCCTTGGCCACCATGTCGGCCGGGGCCTGGGTGCCGTCCCCCAGCGTCAGCATCTGCTGGCCGCCGGTGCTGGCCGCGTCCACCAGCTCGGGGATGGGCGTCGGCTCGGTCGACCAGGGTTTCTGGTCGGTGGGCACCAGCATTTCCTGCACCCGGGCCACGCCCGCGTCGGTCTTGGGCTTGGTGATGTTGAGGTAGACCTTGCTGCGGGCGTTCTTCTGGTGGATGGCGGCGTTGTTGCTCTGGCTTTCGTCCACCTTGCCAGGGCGGTTCACGTCGTCGATGCCGTCGTACTGGTCCTGGTCCTCGCTCCAGATCTGCTCGATGCCGCCGCTTTCCCGGGCCTGCTTGGCCTCGCGGATGCGCCTGGCGACGGTCTCGGCCAGCGCCGCCTTGATGATGTCTTCGGCCAGGGTGTCCGGGGCGGCCTGGTCGGCGGCTGCCTCCGGTTCCGGGTGGTCTTGGACGGGTGTTGAGTCTTCGAGCTGGGCCATGGCGGCATGCTGCGGCACCGCCGGGGGCTACTTTGTGGGCGGCCGCTACATGCCCATTTCGTTGTCCAGCGGGAAGTGCATGATGGAACCCTCCGGTATCGGCGGCGGCGCCTTGGTCGGGTGCCCGACCAGCGGAATTGCCCGGCACGCACCGCCCACGGTGTCGACCGCATCGTCGAAGCTGCCGCCCGGGAACCCCAGCAGCTGCGCGATGACGCGCTCATGAAAGCCCGATCGCGCCGGGAAGTGAATCGCTCCCATGCTGGCCATCGCCTGCGCGCCACGGGCCATGGCCTGCTTGTCGCCCGTCGTTGGCAGCCACTCCAGGCGCGTATCCATCAGGCGGCGCTGGCGCATCCGCGTCGTCAGGTACGGCTCCATGGATCTAGCGATGACGCCGCGCTCGGCCGCCCACATCAGCGGCTTGTGCTTGTAGATGAGGTCGCACTGCTTCTCAACCCACACGTCCGAGGCGGTCTGCCCCCACCACCAATCCAGCACCCACAGGCCGTCACTCTCGTCCAGGCCGAATACCCCGTGCTCGGTGAAGTCGCCCCCGTCGGGGGTCACGGCGTAGTCGGACCAACCAAACTTGCGCAGGTTCTGCGGCACGCGCTCGTAGCGTTCGGAGAACCATTCGGCCTTGAAGTACGTGCCGCTGTCGGCCGTTGGCTTCTGCTGGAACAGGGCATTCCACGTGCGCTGGTTGGCCTTGAACCGCTCGAAGTGGTCCTCGGTGAACCACTCCGGCCACAGGCGCTCACCTATCGGGCGGCCCAGCGGGTCGTCTTTGCGGTCGGCCAGCGCGGGCACGCAGAGCACGAACCAGTCGAGCCCGTCGCGGCCACGCACGAAACCGCTCTCCCCGTTCCAGTCGATCGGGAGGATCCCGCCGGAGAGGTCGTCCTGGTGCCACCGGGTTTGGATGATGACGGTGGCACCGTTCGGCATCAGGCGCGTGCTCAGGTCGTCCTCGTAGGCCTCGCGCGTCTTCTTGCGCATCGTCTGACTGTCTGCGTCCTCGCGCCCCGCGGTCGGATCGTCGATCAGCAGGTCCGTGGCCCGGTTGCCGGTCATGCCCGCCAGGATGCCGCCGGCCATGTACTCGCTGCCGTTGTCCAGTGCCCACTCCTCTACGGACTGGTTTCCGGCCACCAGGCCAGTCTTGAAGATGGGCCTGTACTTCGAGCTGCGCACGATGCTGCGCGTGCGCCGGCTCTGCTTCCAGGCGATGGCGCTGGCGTAGCTGGCCAGAATGAACCGGCTACCCTTGCGCTTGCCCATGCCGTAGGCGGGATAGACGACTGACGTGTAGGTGCTTTTGGCCGATCCTGGGGGCATAAAGATCATGGCCTGCTTGATCTCGCGCCGGTGCACGCGCTCTAGCAGCTCCATCAGCACGCGATGGTGCAGCGCCACCGAGGTTTCGATGGGCTGAAACAACCAGTCAGCCTCGCCCTCGTCCTCGAGGATCGGCTTGCCGGGCACGTCGATGCCCAGGGCGAACTGCGCCAGGCTACTTGCGGCCCGGCGCCTTCGCAGGACTTCCGTTGCTGCCGCCTGCCGCGATACGGGTGAGTTCATCGTCGGTCATCTCATGGAGTGCGCCGCCGACGGACACGCCGACATGCACGTTGGGGGGCGCCGGCTTGTCGGCCGCGTACAGGCCCAGGTGCTTGAAGACCTTTTCCAAGGCGTCCAGCTTCGAGTGCATCTTGACTTCCAGGCCGTCCTTGGTGATCTTGACGCCGGCGTACAGCGCCTTGGCTTGGGGGCTCAAGTTGCGGGTGTCTTTCACCAGCACGTCGGGCTTGCCCTCGCCGTGGCAGGCGGTGCACCCTGGGTTTGGCGCTCGCCGCTCCGGCTTGCCGTCGTTGAAGCACTCCACGCAGGAAAAGCGCCGGTACTCGATCAGCTCGTTGGCGTCGGCCTTGACGATGTTCCAGGCTTCTTGCAGCGCCTCCTCGCGGGAAATCTCCAGCTTTTCCGCGGACTTAGCTTGCCTGCGAGCAATTTCGAGCGAAACCTGAGCATTTCTGAGCAGTCGGCGAGCATTGACCTCGGCCGAATTGCCGGTCGCTGCGTAACCGGCGCGCTTGTAGGCGGCGGACCCGTTGAAGTCGATCAGGTACTCGTCGATGAATCGCTGCACCTTGGCGGGCAGCGGCTTGCCTTCATCGGTCTTGCCGCGGCGAGGCGGCTGGGCCTTGCTGGCCGGCCGGCTCTTTGCGGGCGGGCGCTTCGATGCCTTGGCGCCTGCGGCGCGCGGCTTCGATGATCCAGGTGTACGGGTTGCCATCGGCAGGGGTCCAGCGCGGCAGGGGATCCCGGCGCTGGGCGTCCATGGTCAGGGCTTCACGTAGGGGCGGCCCTTCGGGGCGGGTTTCCCCTTGCCCTTGGCGGGCATGCTCATGGGGCGGGGGCTGCAGGCGCCAGCGGCGGTGCAGGCTTTGGGGTTCTTGCAGTCGGCACAGGTCTTCATGGGGTTTCTCCGGGGTTGGTTGCGGAGGCGGGACTTGAACCCGCGACCTCCGGG